CCAAATAGAAATTAATTACTTCATTTAATGGTGGTTCGGGCGGTTTAGGAACATCTCCCTTAGGGAACGTGCACGATCCATCTTGGTTATTAGGGTTGTATGGATCTTTTGGATGCCTGAGTGCATATGCATAACAGCAACAAATCTGGTGATTTTTAGCAGTGTCTCCAGTTTTACCATTGTCGGTTACATAACGTGCATTAAATTCTATTGTATTGCCTACATTAAAAAATCCGCCCCAAGTGCCCGGTAGTGTTGGCACAGTATCATTTACATTGGTAATTCTATTGAATGTTTTTTCAAATGTGTTACCTTTTTTATCTGCAAGTGCGTTAAACCAAGGTACAAAACTCTTGTTTCCAACAGTTGGGCTGGCACTTGGATAACTTTTAATTACTTCAAACTTGTCAAGACTTTGTGCATATGCTGCTACTAATGTTGCAATAGCACTGCCCAAACTATGGCCACCAACGTGTAGTTCAGTCATTGTGGTATCTTGTAATGCTTGTGCTAAACTAATACCTTGCACAGTTGCACTACGTTCCTCACCAGCTGGTCCTAGTCCTTTGTATCCTAAGGTAAATCCTTTTGCTGTTTTTCCTGTGCCAAATGCACCATTTGTAATAGGATTGCCAACTTTACCCGGCATTGTGTCTAGTTTTACATCTTCCGGGGTTTGTGTACCGCGTATAGCAATACGTGCAACTCCGCCTTCTTCAATTAAAAAACCAAACGGAGCAATTTGTCTATGTATTTTACCTTTTATCTCAACTTCAAATTCGCTAAAAATAATTCTATTGTTGCTGGCTACATAATCTAATTGAGGTTTGAATCTTGCATATCTTTCTGGTTCAAGTTCATTAATACCACACTGGTTTGTTGGTGTCCAATTAAATATTTTTCCTTCTTGACTACCAAATGGACTAGATGGATCACCTGGCTGTTCAGCAATCATCCAATCACGTGCCATTTGACTACCAATATTTGCCAGCATGTTTAGATCTCTTGCTTCTTCAAGGAACTTTTCTGATTGCACAGCAAGTGGATACTTAGGACATGGATCTTCGTTGAGTGGGTCTGGTACTAGGTCTCCAAATTGATTTAATACAGGCACAGGGTTTACAATTGGATATGCTGTTTCTACACTTTTGCTTACACTAACACCTTTGTTGTTTACCAAATCGTCAACGAGTTCACTGTAAACAACTTCGTATAATACTTTACCTGCAGAGTCTGTTGCTTGTGCTGTTTTAATTTCACCTAGTGTAATTTGTTTTCTATAATGATTTAACTGAACAGCTTCAACATATTTTGTTAAAGTTTTAGTGTCAAGTCCGTAAGCATGTACATATTTTACATCATCAGCTTTGCCAAAATTTCCATCACTTGGTCTATACAAACTGTTGTATGGAATAAGATCTTGATTCTCTAATAGATTTGCGATGATATTTCTGTCATCTTCACTGGGCATTGCTTTAATATACAAACTTTGATATGGTTTTGCATATTCTCGATCAATAGTTATTTTAAATTTTTTGTTGACACTGATACTATTTTGTTGCGATACTTGTATAATAGTAGCTGTTGCTGTAGCATCTGTTCCGCCGCCACCTGTAATAGTAACGGTTGGCGCACTCAAATATCCTCTACCAGGGTTACCCAGTTTGATAGCTGTAATTTGACCATTATCAATACTAGCAACACCGGCTGTAGCTTGTATAGCGTTACTGGTATTAGGCGGTGCGCTGATGGTGATAGTGGGTTGTGAAGTGTACCCAGTGCCACTAGTAATAACACTGATAGCATTAACTTGATATCCTAGCTGTTCTGTCTGTGGAGCGTATGCATTTACATTAAATGTGTAAGATAAGTCAAACGTAGTGGGAGATGTAATTAGTCGTGTTGTGGGGTCAACATCAAATGTAGTTGTTCCACTATCTAATGTAAATGTATTAAAGCTAACTCTACCAGCTATTTCGCCTGTTTCAAGTAATTCAAGCCCTTGTGGTAATTTACTGTCACTTCCTGGTATAATTTGATACTGTAGATTAGAACCATTACGAGCTTGGGCTTCTACATATAAATCACTTATTGCGCCATTATCAAGTGTGCCAAGATTGGTAGGAGAAAGCCAAGTAACTTCTGTGTCAATGTTTCCAACAATTTTAATTGAATAATAATAAAAGGGAGACTGGAATGTAGGGTTATCTTTTTTACGAACTTGTATAGCAAAATCGTAAACATTTTCGGTAGCGCCACTGTCAGGGATATATCCATAGAACCAACCAGTTGATGTATCAATTACTAGTCCAGGTGGTAAACTAAACGCTCCTCTGTCGAAACCTACACCTGTTTCGCTGTATGGCCCGCTGTCATATCCAATTCCTTCTCCAACTGTAATACTATATTCAACTGTATCACCATCTGGATCATAACTTTGAAATTGAAATGCAAAATAATTATCACTTCGTACTGTACCAATACTACCTTCTGGTGTAGTAATAACAGGGCTACGTGTACCCACAGTATCAGCTGTAATAAAAATATTGTCTGCACTTACATCAGCAACATCAGCAGTCATACTATCTCGACTGTAAACTAGTATCTCAAATGTTCGAATATTACTACTTTTGCCGTCTGATATTTCTACAGTGAATTGATAGTTTTGTGTAGCACTTCGAGTAGAAAAATCATATCCATATAAATCGTATTGTGTAGTAGCATATCCAGCAACGGCAGTGTCAGGTAATCCTGTTAAAGGAACCAACACTCCACTGATTAATCCTGTTTTTTCATCAAGTGTTAGTCCGTTTGGTATTACACCATTTGCTTGAGAAAACCTAACAGTATCGCTTAAATCACCATCTGTAACTTGTAATTGTATTGATACCTCAGTGCCATCAAAAAATGTTCCTATGCTGCCAGGAGGTGTAATAAATTCAGGCACATCTTGGCCAGTTACAGTTAAACTAAATGTCCTGTCACTGATTCGGTTAATAGAGCCATCTGCTTTTTTAGTATATGCTCTGATGCCAAATGTACTGGTTACATCTTTATCAACATCAGTTGGAACACCTTGTACATTAATTTTGTTTGTTGGAACACCTTCAACTGTTCCTGTTGTTGTTACTTGAACGCCAGCTGGAAGTACACCCGATAACAAACTATAGTACACAGGTTCGTCTGCTGTAGTACTAAGAGTTAGTTTATAAAACAGTCCTTCGGGTATTACACCTAAACTGCCTTCTGGGGTATCCCAAATTGGTTGCATTTAGAAACTTCCACCTGTAATTCTTCTCCAGATCTCACTTGATCCATCATAGTCTTGGAAACAATAAAACATACTGCCAAAACTTTGCGAATCAGTTGGATCAGATCCTACAGCAATCCAGCCTGCTTTATCACCTACACTACCAATTGGAGTTGGTGGTGGCAAACTTTGCAATCTGCTGTATAGCTCGCTAAAATTATCATTGCATTTAGTATAGGCTGTTCTAAGAGGATCACCTGTTCCATCATTTGGACTTGTTCCTACATTGATTACTTGTCTTGTCATTTATCCATCCTTAATATACTATACTTATAGTGCTGCTATTCTTGCTTGGAAATCTGCAAAACTTGTACTAGCTGCTGTAACACTTTGCAATGTACTAAGACTCACGTATCCTGGTATTGATCCATTTACGCCGTCAACCAACAATGAGCTATCGTCTGCAAACACACTTCCGGTTACATCACCGGTTACTGCGCCTGTGTGTATACCTGTGCTGTTTCCAACTACTGTGCCTACTAAATTTCCAGCTGTTACGTTGCCTGTGGCATTGATACCTTCGGTGCCCACATATATTCCACGATATCTAAAATTAGTATTTCCTAATCTGTGTGTATCGTTAAAAGTAGGCCAAACATTGTTACTTGTGAGAAGGTAATTGACACCACTGGCTGCAATTGTAATATTGCCACTAGTACTGCTTATACTATTGTTTGTTATTGTCAGGTTAGAACCAACTGGACCAGCTGCCCAAATTGAATCAAAGTTATCATCGGTTTTTATAAATGCATTACGGAGCGGATCACCCGTTCCATCATTTGGACTAGTTCCATAATTGATTAATTGCTGTGCCATGTCATTCCTCTTGTTTATATTTACCATATAAACAAAAAGCTCGCATTGTAGTTACATTGGGCAAAAACTAGTGCCACATCCGCATGTACTAGCAGCATCAGGGTTTTGTATTGTAAATCCAGCTCCAGTTAAATCTTCTTCGTAATCAACTACAGTATTTTTTAAAAATTCCCAACTGAGAGCATCAACTAATACCTCAAACCCATCACAAGGAATAGGATTATCGTCAAGATTTTTTGTACTGTCTAAACTAAAACCATAGTTAAATCCAGCACATCCGCCCCCGGTTACCCCTACTCTAAAGTAAGTTGAATCAGTTTCCTCATCAAGCAATGCTTTAAGTCTTTTTTGTGCTGTTTCTGTTATATTCATTGTTTTACCTCTTAAAAAATGTACTTAGGTCAACTGTG